ACTTTTAGCTTGGGCTGGATTAGCCTGGGGTATTTACACTTTAGTAAAAAAAGAGGACTAATTAATGTTCAATGTTCGTGTTGTTTCGTATAGTAAGCCAGCAATTGGCGTTGATTTGAAAGATGATTTGTTACAAATGGTTGCATATTGTGCCAGAGTTTCGAATCCAAACAACCAAAATAATGAAGAGACCGCGGAGAAATTAGTCAAGTATTTGATTAAACATCAGCACTGGTCGCCTTTAGAGATGGCCAGTGTCTGTATGGAAATCGATACTACTCGGGATATCGCCAGACAAATTCTTAGACATCGATCTTTTTCGTTTCAAGAATTTAGTCAGCGGTATGCTGATCCTACAAAAGACCTAAGCTTTATTACTAGAGAAGCTAGGATGCAAGACGATAAGAATCGTCAAAATTCAGTAGAAGTTGGTATTGATGATCCTATACATCATATATGGGAATCGTATCAAGAGGTAATTATCGAGCGTTGTAAACACGCATATGAATGGGCTATCAATGCCGGCATCGCAAAAGAACAGGCTAGAGCAATTCTACCTGAGGGTTTAACGATGTCTCGTATGTACGTAAATGGAACACTGAGATCATGGATACATTATATCCAATTGAGAGCAGAAAACGGCACTCAGAAGGAACATCAGTTGATTGCTAAGGCTTGTGCTGAGGCAATATATCAGATATTTCCTTTAGACGATGTAATATAGTAGTTATAGTTACCATATTACATATAACAAATAGATATAAAAAAAGTACACTTTTTTTCAAAAAAAGGTGTACAAACCCTTTATTGTGTGGTATAATGGTACTATAAATTGATAAAGGAACTAAACTATGAACGAACTAATTGAAAAAACCCAAGAACTTCTAACCATCATGCAAGACCAATTGCATGCCAAGTATGAGCACACTAAAAATGATACGTATGTCTTCGAAGAAGGAAGAAACTATATTAAGTTGCTGAGACAAGAAGAAAACGGTGCTTCAAGCGTAGTCGGTTTCATTGTCAAAAAATCACCTAAAGCCATCGATAACAAAACTAATGAGAAGTTTAAGATTGGTGATATGCTAATGGCTGCTGGATATAACGCTCCAGCTACTAACTTTGCAAGAGGAAACATTCTTGAAGGTTACAACAAAGCCGCAGTAAGATGGACAGGAATTTAAGGAGAAAATTATGTATGAACCAAACTTAGAAGAAGTAATCGCAAAGCTAGTTGGAGTGACGCTCTCAGAAGATCATGTAAGATCTATCGTCGGAGCTCCTTCAATCGAAGAATCAGAAACATGTGCGTGTGGTGACAAGCTAGAAGAATGTAAAGATTCTTATGAGCACATGACTCACGGCGTATAAAATACGTATAGAATCTATATACTATTTGTGCAAAAAAAGGTGTACAAATAGTGAAAAATGCTGTATAATAACTTTATATTAAACAATTGATAAGGAATTAAATTATGAAAAAAAGAAATATAAGTGATAGCTATGTAATGACTGCGTATACTAAAAGTGCAGGCGATATGTTAGAACTAGAAACTGTTAGGTCAACTGTTAAAGCTATAAACAAAATGGCTGCTCAGAAAGACAAAATGAATAATTATAGATATCAGAGTGGTTGGACAGATGTCGAACCGGTCAAGTCTACTAGATACAGAGTTAAGTGTCAAGGTAGAGGTCCAAGGACTGCAGCAGCAATTGCTGATGGAAAACATCCTAGAAAATACGATCAGTCTCTTCCACTAAGACATGCTGAAAGGATGGATGTTTATGTCTACACAGTATAAAGCTTTCAAAGAAATCACAACATGGGATGATGCAGGATATAAAGTCCTGAATCATACCTATATCTTAAATGAACACGGACATTGCGTAGGGTTTAAATCTACAGGTACTAAAATGTATACTGAGTTTAAATCTCCTATGAAGCAATTTTCTAAATCCCGCAGGAAGTTTATTGAATTAAAACCTGCATCTAAATACATGAGGAATGGATAATGGATAGTTGGAAAGTTACTGCACTCGATAAAGAAGGAAACTTACTTGCATCATATATTTTTGACGATATGAGTGAAGCTATGAAATTTCATGCTGGAATGGTTGCTAAAGGGCACGAGTCAGTTATGGAACGGATATTTGTTAAATAATGGAATATTTAATATTTTCTACAGTTATTGTTGGAGTAGGTTGGTCTTCTTATAAGATTGGACTGAAAGAAGGCGGAGAAAAGATGATAGGAATGTTAGAAATACTTGGTATAATTTATACCGACGAAAACGATGACATTCATCCAAATAAACTCTACGAACCTTCTTATCGAATTAAAAAATAGTATAAATAGTATTGTACAAATTCAACCGGAGCGTTATAATACTACTATGATAAAATTTAGCAATTTCGAAAGCATCCAAGAGGCAGTTAAGCTAACTCCAGCAGAACTGCAAAAACCGAATACGTCTACCGGTGAAGATCGTATAGACATTTTAACGCGTCTTATCAGAGATAAAAAACCCCTCGAGCTCGCAAAAGGTGGCACTTTTACAGTAACTAATATCGAAGATGCTTTAGCTCAAATTGAGATATTTAAGAAATTAAAAAAGCCATTCCCCTTAAACGACGACGAAACAACTATTTCATCTTCCGACCTAGGAAAGAGCTCAGTGTTTGGCGGTGGAGGAGGAGCTGGAGGCGGCACACTTAATACTAAAATAACAGAGTCTCATCAATGTGTTATGTGTCAAGCATTCCTAGATCACGGAAATCAATCAGAAGAATTCTTTATGAATCACGATATACTCGAAGCCGCATATGGCCAAGTTGAAGTAGATGCAAGCTTAGATGAAATATTATCGGTTGAGGGTGGATGGTTTACTTCTTCATACCTATCTGCAGAGTTGCTTTATAAAGAAGGATATATTAATAAGTCTCAGACATTTCATAGAAATAGTAGACTGATGAATTCGGTCTATAGTATGAAAAACCTAGCATATACAAATTCAGATCAAACTCCAGTTAAAGATGATAAATGGAACCCAGGAGATATATGGGCTATCGATAAAACATTTAACATGAGCGATCTAAACACTGACACTATTGCAGGTTATAATAAATCACTACTACAAGCTTTTGTAGATCGTAAGCTTGTAGGCATCTCACTTAAGCTTGTCAAAAAAACAGCTAAAGCAGTAGAATATAATATTAAATTGCCCCCTGATACTGACGATCATAAAATTTCTAATATACTTTTTCAAGGTGAAAAAAGAGGAACTTTTTGGTCTACTAAAGCAGCAACTGTTATATTTGATAGCGGAAAACTTGCACTAAGTGCTGGTTCTCTTGGAGGTGCAATAAGAGCAGAAATTGTGCTTAAAACTGCACGAGGCGGCGGCGCCGGATATGGAGTTATGCAAGACGCTATAAAGCAGGTTATGCGTAAACGAATTCCAGATAATAAATCAATAAACAGAATGGCAAAGAAAATTGTAAAAGGCGATAGCAAATCCACTAAAATATTTTGGAGAATGTATAGCCATTTTTATAAGAATGACTCTTATGAAAGCTTTGAAAAAGAAATCTTACGTAAAGATGCTTATTGGTTAGGCGCAAAATTGTCATGTCTATATGTTTTATACTATGTAGATTTAAATGCTGGCGTCAAAGGTAATAGGTGGATTACTAAAATCGTAAACTACGCTGGATCTAAATTAGAAGATTCTAGTGCATATGTAAAGGTATACCAATAATGAAATCATTTAAAAATCAATTATCAGAAGCCGCAGGAAAGAATACTCATATGATTCATATCGAGGATCTTATTATTGACGGTGGAGTTAAGGGGGCGCGCCAAGCTATCATCGCACTCAGGTCGTTGCGAGATATGTTATCCGGTAATGCAAAATCTGCAGTAGACATTACCGTAAAGTGGGACGGTGCCCCCGCCGTATTTGCAGGAGAAGATCCATCCGATGGCGAATTCTTTGTTGCAAAAAAAGGCATCTTTAATGCCAATCCAAAAATTTATAAATCACACGCAGATATAGATGCTGATACAAGTGGAGATCTATCTAAAAAATTAAAAATGGCATACGACTATCTTAAGCCTTTAGGAATTAAAGGTGTTATACAAGGCGACTTTATGTTTGATAAGTCAGACCTCAAAAAGGAGAAGATAAATGGAGTTAGTCATATTGTGTTTCATCCTAACACTATCGCTTACGCAGTACCTACTGGTAGTGCCCTCGCTAAGGAGATTGGAGCAGCTCAGATCGGAATTGTTTGGCATACAACGTATTCTGGAGCAACATTTGAGACGATGAGTGCCGAGTTTGGTAGAGAAATCGTTAGTAAACTTAGATCATCTAAAGATGTGTGGATGCAAGACGCAACATTGGATGATCTATCAGGAACCGCGACATTAACAAAAGAAGAAACCGACGCACTAAATAAAAAGCTTTCTGATGCGGGCAAAATGTTTAGAAAAATCTCAGCTTCAACACTTAAAGAAATTGAATCAAATAAAGAATTAAATCTTATGATCAATGTATATAATAATGCTAAAGTGAGAGAAGGCCAGCGTATCACAGATACTAAGAAGCATGCAACTGGATTAGTAATGTGGGTTAATGCAAGATACCAAAAAGAAATTGACAAGAGAAGTAGTCAAAAGGGTAAGGATATTCAAATTGCTAAAAGAGATCAATTACTTGCGTTTTTTGACAAATCAAACATAAAAAACTTACAAAATGTGTTTGATTTACATAATTTAGTAACAGATAGCAAATTAATTATTATAAATAAACTAAACAAGTTAAATAATATTGGCACGTTTGTAAAGACAAGATCCGGATTTAAAGTGACCAACCCTGAGGGTTTTGTTGCTATAGATCGTATGGAAGGTGGCGCTGTTAAATTGGTAGATCGTTTAGAATTTTCTACTAATAATTTCAGCAAAGATATAATTAAAGGTTGGGATAATCCTAACTAAATGGGAACCGAGGATAAGATGAAATCATTCAAAGATCACAATGCAGAACTATCTGAAGAAAGCGTAGACTTTTCAGAAGCAATGTCACTTCAGCATCGTATGAAGATGAAAGCTGCATTTCGAAAAAACAAAGCTAAAATTGCGCTTGGCAAAAAGAAAGCAGCCAAGAAATTAGCATCCCCAGAAAAACTTAAAGCTAAAGCAAATAAAGCAGCTAGAGAGTTTCTAATCAAAAAAATCCTCAAAGACAAAAAGAAAGGTGATCTATCATTTGCAGCACGGGCCGGTATTGAAAAAAAATTAGCTAATAAAAAAGGAGCTATTGCAAAAATAGCCAAAAAGCTTTTGCCTGGAATTAAAAAGAAAGATAGAGCAAAATTAAAAAGTAAAGGTGACAAATAATGGATTTTAAAAGCTTTGGCGAATATCTATCAGAAGCAAAGGGAGAAATGACCTTTGTGTTCGGCCGGTTTAATCCTCCAACAACAGGCCACGAGAAACTATTTGAAAAACTAAAAAAGGTTTCAGGTGGTTCATATCGCATATATGCTTCTAAGTCTCAAGATCCTAAGAAGAACCCTCTTACCTTTAAAGAAAAAGTCAAGTTTATGCGTAAAATGTTTCCTAAGCATGCTCGAAACATTATGGCAGATGCCGATGTACGTACTGTAATTGATATTGCAGTAAAGCTATATGATCAAGGGTATACTAAAGTTTCTATGGTTGCTGGTAGCGACCGAGTTGATGAATTTGAAAAATTATTAAATAAGTATAATGGTCAAAAGGCAAGGCACGGATTTTATAATTTTGAAGGTGGAATTAAAGTAATTTCTGCTGGAGAACGTGATCCTGATGCTGAAGGTGTTTCCGGAATGTCAGCATCTAAACTAAGAGCTTTTGTTGCAGCTGGTGATTTACAAGGATTTGCTGATAACTCTTTAGAAATACCGGGTGATGGTATCCAAACATTATACTATGCATTACGTAAAGGCATGAATCTTAAAAGGGAATCGGTACGTAAGCATATTGAATTAGCGCCAGTCTCTGAGAAAAGAGAAAAGTTTGTTGAAGGCAATCTATTTAAAGAAGGCGATGAAGTCGTTTTAAAAGAAACAAACCAAGTTGGTGTTATACAAAGATGTGGCACTAACTTTTTAGTAGTTGAATTTGGCCAATGGAAAAAAAGAGTATGGCTTGATGACGTTGAGCATTTAGAAGAAAAATGTGGTGCTGGAGAATTTGGCACTAAAAAGTTAACGGCTCAATATAAAAAAGATACGCCAGGGCAAAAGGAAGAAAAGAAATATTCTGACATGAATGCAAAGCAAAAAGCAGCTCATGATAAAGAAAGACCCAATGCTCCTGAAAGTAACCATACAAAGAATTTTAAAAAGAAGTTTGGAGAAATGAAAAGCTTCTCACAATCTTTAGAAGAAGCTGATGCAAAAGCAGCGCTTATGAAAAAGGCCGATAAAACCGGTATGCCTTATGGTATATTAAAGAAAGTATTTGATAGAGGATACGCAGCTTGGAAATCAAGCCATAGACCTGGAACAAATCCAACACAATGGGGATTAGCACGAGTTAATTCATTTGCAACAAAATCAAAAGGAACATGGGGCGGGGCTGACAAAGACCTAGCCGCAAAAATAAGAGGATAAAAATGAAAAGTTTTCAAGAAATAAGAGAGCTTAGTGTTGATAATTTTGTTGACATGAATGAAGCCGATCAGCAAGCATATATTAGCGCATTAAGTGAAGAACAAATTGACGAATTAATTAGGAAACTGGCAAAGGGCGCAGCAAGATTAGCTGGTAAAGCGGCTAAAGCCGGAGGAAAGGCTGCAGTTAAAGGTGTAAAAAAAGGAGCTAAGCGTCTATCAACACAAGGCCGGGCAGACGCTGCTAATAAAAAAGCAAATAAAATAGAAAAGCGTCGTAAAGCTCAAGACAATTTAAAAAAGGCTAAAGAAAGATTGGCTAAAGTTAAAGCAAATAGGAGATAAAATGAAAACTTTTCAAGAAATAAGAAACATGGGTGAAGCAAAGCTTTCTACTAAAAAGCGTTTTGACATGTATAAAAAAGATTATGGTATTAAAGCGCACGGCATGCAAGACAGAAGAGAAGCTGAAAAAGTTATTCGTTTTATTTTCAACGTTAAAAAAGATCTAATGCCTGATCAAATGAAAACGCTGGTAGATAAGGGATTGTTTGATGAAGGAATTAAGCAAAGTGCAGCCGCTCTTATGCAAACATATACTAATATTGCTAAACAAGGCGGTAAGAAAACAGATACTGCTTGGAAAAAGCAAACCTCTGAGAATGCTAGGTGGATGTCTAAAAGGTTTGATAATAACGGTTGGATTCAACGATTTGATTATGAATCGTTCATTAAGAAAAATTTAAAATAAAGGAAATAAAAATGAAAAGATTTACAGAAGTAAGAGAAGCACTTGGCAACGACAATCCAAGTCATAGAGAAAAGCCTAAAATGGATAAAGATGGAACTGTCCATAATATTCCAGGTAAAAAAGGCGGCCTATCTGCATATAGTATTAAGCCTAGACTTGACGGAAAAACTCTAAAGTTTGGTACTGTAGATAATGAAGGTAATATCAAAGTTATGACTGTTCAGGAATTAGCAAAGGTTCTAAAGTGAAAACGTTTAAAGAACAAACCAATCTTGACGAAGCTCCATTAGTTATGAATGATATGGATATGATTGATACGTTGTTCCATAAGATTAAAGATGATATGCTAAAGGCGAGAAGGCAGAAAAAAGATGAAAAAAACTGGCCTGTTCTAAAGGCTTTGGCTCAAATCGCAGGATATGGAATTACTAAGAAAGGTCAAGCTAAAGATAAATCATATCGGTATGATTTAAAGAAATGAAGACTTTTGAGCAATACTTTACTGAAGGTACAGGTAAGAGTGAACCTTGGGAAGATGGGTTCAAGCGTAGAGTAGTAAAGACCACAAAGCCAGAACATTTAGATAAAGGTTATAAGTGGAGAATCAAGGGTAAAGATAGAGATGAGATCTCTATTAAGCTTTACAAAAGTAAACCAGATTTTGCTGAATTTAAAAAGCAAATGAAGAGAGTTGCAGGTCACGAATTCGGTGGATAATTTTAAAGAACATTTTGATATAATGGAAGGAGTAAATGATCCTTCTATTTTTAAAGCAGTATTCCTAGCAGGTGGACCAGGAAGTGGTAAATCATTTGTGATAGGTAAAACTGCATTGCAAGCATTAGGATTTAGATTAATAAATTCTGATGATGCTTT